CGGCGACGTTCAGAAAGGAGACCTTGGCGGATGGATTGAATCAGAGAAAAACCTAAGCCATGATGGTGATTGTTGGATCTCCAGCAACGGCAAGGTCTTCGACAACGGCGAGGTCTCCGGCAACGGCAGGATCTTCGGCAACAGCTGGGTCTACGGCAACGGTAGGGTCTTCGACAACGGCGAGGTCTCCGGCAACGGCAGGATCTCCGGCAACGGCAGGATCTCCGGCAACGGCAGAATCTTCGGCGACGGCTGGGTCTCCGGCGACGGCTGGGTCTCCGACGACGGCTGGGTCTTCGGAAATGCAAAAATAGGATTCAATGCTTATATTTCAAGCCCGCGCTCATACTTTGTGCAAGGCCCTATCGGCTCACGGGATGATTTTCTGACCTGCTATCTTGATAAAGATAAGAAGATTTACGCGGTTACAGGCTGTTTTTCCGGAACCCTAGAAGAATTTGAAAAGAAGGTAAAAGAAACCCACGGAAGCAATAAGCACGCAAAGCAATACCTGAAAGCTGCCGAGGCGGCCCGCGTTATGCTTTCCGAGGATTAACGGAGGATGTCAAATGGAAAATGTGAATGGGTTAATGCTTGACATGGTAGCAGATTTATATAAACGGGCCCAAGAGGGCGAGCGGTACTACGGCGAGACGTTGGACCTTAAATATGAGCTTCAGGCTTTAAAGGCCCGAATCCAGGAGCTGGAGGCGAGGCTCAATGACTAAGGGGTATGAATGGGCACAGGCACAATATGACCGGCAGGAGCCTTTCCTTCCTGTCTGTGAAGGCTGCGGCCGCACTGTAGACGCCGTCGCTGATATAGACGGGATGAGGCTTTGCGAAGCCTGTGTTTCCGAATGGATCAGGAGCCATTTGGATATTATGACAGACCGGATTATGAGCTGGGGAGCATTGGCGGGATGAACGGAGTAAGCTTTTATCTTGTTGGAATTGATGAGCGCAAGGTATTTTTCCAAAACGGAAAGGTTTGCTGTAGAGAATGTCCTTATTGCAAGAGCAAAACAGTAAACGGCCATTTGCGAATCCTCTGTATTAGAACCTATGAACCTCTTATGGAGTTGGACAAGCTTGGAGCAGATTGTCCCCTAAGCTTTACCGGTGAAATTGTAGGAAAGAAGGAGCAAAAATGGGAATCCCCGTAATGATATTGGGAGAATCGGGCACAGGGAAAAGTGCCTCACTGAGAAACTTTCAGCCGGGAGAAGTTGCAATTATAAATGTTGCAGGAAAGCCGCTGCCGTTTCGCACAAGGCTAAAAACCTACATATCGGATGATTATAATCAAGTAACGGCAGCAATCCGCGGCTATGTTGGAAAAGGTGCAAAATCAATTGTGATAGATGATTCACAGTATTTAATGGCCGATGAGTTCATGAGAAGGGCAAAGGAAAACGGTTTTCAGAAATTCACGGATATAGGAAAAAATTATTTTGATCTCATATCGTTAGTAAAAACTCTGCCGGATGATAGGATTGTTTATTTTCTGTCACATTTGACAACAGACGATCAAGGCCGGGAGCGCTGCAAAACAATCGGTAAGTTGTTAGACGAAAAGATTACCGTTGAGGGGCTTTTCACGATTGTCCTCAAAACGCAGGTGAAGGACGGGCATTACTATTTTTCCACGCAAAACAACGGAATGGATACCGTTAAAAGCCCGATAGGGATGTTTGAGGATTCATTAACTGAAAACGACCTAAAGACAATAGATTTGACAATTAGAGAATATTACAACACTGAGGAGGAACAACATGAAGAGAATTGACAATTGGGAGCAAGTAGAAGCGTTCAATGGAGACAAGGAGACGCTGGAGCCGGGCGGTTATATTTGCGAGATTATGGAGGCGAAGGAAACGACCTATTACAACAACAATGGAGAAGCGTTTCAACGCCTTCAGGTCAGTTTTGATATTGTGGAAGGCCCTAGAGCCGGCCATTTTGCCAGAGATTATCGGACACAGGCCGTATATGGAAAACAAAAATGGAATGGAGTTCTCAGGGTATTTCCCCCGATGGAAGGAAGCAGCGACCAAGCGAAGTTGTCTCAGGGACGCTTCAAGGCAATTACAAACGCATTAGAGCTGAGCAATCCCGGTTACAAATGGGACTGGGATGAAACTAAACTGAAAGGGAAACGCATTGGAGTAATGTTCCGCAACGAAGAGTGGGAATACGAAGGGCGTCACGGGTGGAAGGTAAGGCCATACCGGTTTGTAAGCGCCGGCTATATCGAGAGAGGAGAATTTGAAATACCAAAAGATAAGCCGTTAGGGGAATCTAAGAAATCTGCACCGGTTACTGAAAATGATCGTTTTGAAGAGATTCCTGTTCCCACAGATGACGACTTGCCTTTTAACTAAGCAGGAGAAAGGAAGTGAAACAGCTTGAACATTATTTCATTCGTTCCCACCGGAAGGGAAAACGCCGTTTCCCGTTATGACATTGCCAAGGCAGTCGGGATTTCAGAGCGGGATGTCCGTTTTAAGATCAAAGAGGCCAACAAAGAGCTGGAACGGATTGGGGAAGCGATTGTTTCAAGCTCCAGCGCCCGGGGGTATTGGCGCACAAACGATATTGCCGAGATGGAAAAATACTTGCAGGAATCCAGCCGCCGAAGATCGACACAGGCTAAGAACGACCTCCCCATCCAGCGAATCGTCAGCCGGGCAAAAGGCGAAGCCCTCATTTATGTGAAAGGCCATTTCAGGAGGATTCGTGTCAATCCCGCCCAAACAAAGCTATGAGGCGGTGGGAGAATGCTTGAGCAAGGGTACATAAAGCTATACCGCTCTTTGCTGAGATGGGAATGGTATGACGACGCCAACACGTTCCGGGTCTTTGTTCATCTGCTGCTTACAGTGAACCATGAGCCTCAGAAATGGCACGGGATTACCATAGACCGGGGGCAAAGGCTAGCAAGCTTTTCAAAAATCGCACAAGAACTTTCTTTGTCAATTAAAGAGGTTCGCACGGCAATTCGGCACCTCATAGAGACAGGCGAGCTGGCACACTCAACAACGGCGAAATACGGCATATTTACTATACAAAATTACGAAAAGTTTCAAGGAGGGGCACAGTCAGAGGCACTCAACCGGGCACCCGAGGGGCAAGCAGAGGGCACGCTAGGGGCAAGCAAGGGGCAACAAAGGAAGAATGATAAGAATATAGAGAAAGAGAAGAATATACTCCCCCCTAAATCCCCCCAGGGGGAAGGACAGGCCGAGGACCTAACTGTTGAAACGGCAGGAGGAGCGGCGGAGGCCGCTATCCGCCCCAAGACGCCTGTCCAGGGATTTGAGGAATTCTGGAAAGCCTTCCCCAAGAAGGCGAGCAAGGGCAGCGCCCTGAAGGCTTGGAACAAGCTCAGGCCGGGCAAGGAGCTGCGTGAGAAAATCATGGCAGCGATTGAGCGGGCGAAAAAGAGCGAGCAGTGGAACCGGGAGAACGGGCGGTTTATCCCCTACCCGGCCACATGGCTCCATGCCCAGGGCTGGGAGGATGAGCTTGAGCCGCAGAACAAGGCAAAGGCTCAAACGACCTACAACATCGAGGCGTTCGAGCAATCGGGCGCGTTCGATGATTTGGACTGGAGGCCGTAACATGAAACTGCATGTTAAGCCGGCGAAGTATCACAACACGCCGGTTGAGGTTGACGGAATACACTTTGACAGCAAGGCGGAGGCGGCGCGGTACGTACAGCTGAAAGCGCTGAGAGCAGCGGGGCGGATTCTTTGGTTTACCCGGCAGCCGTCCTTCCTCTTGTTGGGAAACACCCGGTACAGGCCGGATTTCATGGTGTGCGATTCTTCCGGGCTGGTATGGGTGGAGGACGTCAAGGGCGTGGAGACAAAGGAATTCAAGATCAAGAAAAAGGACTGGGAAGCGCTTTATCCAGGCTTTGAATTGAGGGTGGTTAAGTGATCGAAGAAAAAAGAGGCCGGCGCTGGAGTTCATCAAGGGGGAACACAATATGAAAGACAAATTCACCTGCTCGGAATGCAGAAAAAAAGACACATCCGAATGTCCAATGGCAAAGGCTGAAAGAACGGTCATGGGAGAGTTCTCAGGCTTTAAAACCGCATTCGAGGATTGGGAAGGGTGCAGCAGGGGCGAAGGCCGGCGAATGGCGCTGCAAGCAATTTTTCAGGGAAAGCGAGGCCATAGAAATTGAACAAGGCGCTTCTGTCGTCTAAAAATATGTGTTGGTGTACGCCGCAGGATTTTTTTGATAAGTTGAACCAAGAATTTCAATTTGTTCTGGACCCCGCGGCTACCGATAAGACAGCGAAATGCCCCTTATACTATACGCCGGAGACAGACGGGCTTTCACAAAGCTGGGACCGCGGCGGCGCGGTATTCTGCAATCCGCCTTATGGGCGCGAGATTGGGAAATGGGTGAAAAAGGCGTTCATAGAGGCCCGCGGGGGCTTGCCAATCGTGCTGCTCATTCCAGCGCGGACGGACACGAATTATTTTCACGATTACATTTATGGGAAGGCGGAAATCAGGTTTGTGCGAGGGCGTTTGCGTTTTACGGACGATGACGGCAACGCCGTAAACGCCGCCCCTTTTCCCTCGATGGTGGTTATCTACAACGGGGGCCGGGCAATCAATAAACAAGGCGAATCATGTTAAACAATTGGGAGGTATTTGAATGAATGCTGTATTTATTAGGCACTTCGACAATCGTCAATACTTGTTCGAGGTACCGGAGAATATAAAGCTCAAAGAGGGCGATAGGGTCATGGTTAGAAACAGGCGTGGAGAAGTAGATGGTATATGTACCTGTGACAGCTTTGAACTGGAGGGAAGCCCGTTGAAAGCCGTGGTGGCAGCGGTTGGGGCAACGCTTCCATTGAAGCCCGTAGTCGGTAGGGTATGCGTGAAGAAATTTGAGGGTATTGACGATGTTTGAGAAACCTCAAAAGAATAAAGAGCCAACGACCGCTGCGGGGCCGGTGAAGGAGGAAGAGTGATGGACATAGAAAAACTGATTGAGAAGCTGCGCACAGAAAGCTTATACAAAGACAAAGCGACGTTAGAAATCATGGATTTGTGCATGGAAGCCGCGGATAAGCTGGAAAGAATCAATGATTTTGATAAAAGCCAGAGCGCAAAGCTGCTTGCTGAAAACGGAAAACTGCGCGCAGAGCTGGATGTAATGAGAGAGATTACAGAGTTTCCCGCCGCTGATGTTGCCCCGGTGAGGCATGGGAAGTGGATAAAACAAGAAAATTATCCCGGCACTTATTCCAAATGTTCGGAGTGCGATCAGAGAGTTGGAGGATATACACCGAACTATAAATACTGCCCCAACTGCGGCGCTCGCATGGACCAGGAGGAAGAAGCATGAACCCCGCGGCAAAATGGCTTTTTGACTTATATAAAAGCTCAGGGCTCACGAAACAGAAGTTTGCTGAAAGGTGCGGGATGTGCGCAATACAACTCAGCCGCTGGGAGCGCGGAGAACAAGACCCGTACCCGGCCAGCATTAGAAAAGTAGGCGCCGCATTTGGCGTTGAACCCCCGGAGGAAATTATAGAGGCAGCGGAAGAGGCCAGACGAAGCAGATACATTAAAAAAGCGCCGCAAGTTCCAATCGTAGAACAGAAGAGAATAGACGTTCCCAATAAGGACAAAGAAAAGGCCTCCCGTTTTCAATACGACGGGAAGCCCCGGGAATTTTGC